ATGCGCAAGGGGGGTACTTTTGCGAGACCCCTCCCCCCGGTCTTCACATTCCCCAAGTATTATACCATAACTATTACAGTTTTGGCAAAAACTAAAGAGGCCTTGTGAAGTTCGCGATGGAAGCGATCTCAATTGGGAGAACTGAAGAGGACCGTAGCTGAGACCATGGGGTTGCCATGGAATTTTAATCAACTACGGCCTCCTCTTCAGCCTCGATTCACACGCTTGACGATGACTGCATCTGCAGCAACGCAGGATCGGAAGTCTCCACAGTGCCGATGGGAATCTTCCTATACAGTCCAAGCGCGTTCACACGCACGATCTCATCGATTGCTAGCTCCAATGCCAAGTCTTGGTCGGCATCAGAGAGTTCGTCAGATGTGTGAGCGATGCGAGCAAGCAGCGCGCTCGTGTGATAGCCATGACTCGTGTCGTACTCTGACCATTCATCCCATTGGGTGTAAGGGTTGTAGGGATTGTCGACCGTAGTCAGCATGTGCAGTGTTGCAGTAGCCATTGTCAATCCCTCCTCACGATAGGGCTTCATTGAGTGTGGTGGTAGACACGCCCAAGGAATCAGCGATCTCTGCTTGGGTGTAGCCGCTTGCAAGTCTGGCCTTAGCCAACGCGAGCTTGTCAGGGGTCATCGCCTTAGACTCTCGAGGAGTGGCCAACTGCTTAACCTTGTCCAGATCAGTGTTGTTCAGGATCTGGCTAAGCGTGTTGGTGCTGAGTGCGCCTGCCTGAATAGCATTCCACTCTTCAGGTGTGATCTCGATGCGTTGCTTCTGTGCCCCAGTCCTAATGCGTGCAGCAGTGAGCGCCTGACCCTTAATCTTCTTGAGATCCGCTGCTTCCATCTCTGGATCGGCCTGCCTCTTGGCAGTGACGGTGGCATTGGCCAGTAGCTGGGCCTGCCTCTCAAGGGGCTGGTTCTTCAAGGCTATATTTAGCTTAGCCTTGAGGGACGTCACCTGGGGTTCATACGCTTTCTTTGCGCTAGGAGAATATGGGATGCTGGGCGTGGACAGTATATTCTTGCGTGCGGTGTTGGCGAGACTCTTCAGCTTGTTGGCATGGTCAGCATATACCGTCTCCATAGGCGTGCCTGAGGAGAGAGAATATGCGTCATGAGTCTCGGCCATCTTGGTGGAGGATATGGACTTGGCCACAACCTTGCCCGACTTGTTAGTGTAAGAGGAATCTATATTCTCATACACCTTACGGCCCGTTTCGGGGTCGATCGGTCCACCGTTTGCTGCTGAGCGAAGCTTGCGATCAGGAACTCGTACGCTTGAAGACGCCTTAGATATAAGCGTCGACGCACCGGCCTTTGAGCTACCCTGATATTTTTGCTTGAGCTCTGCGATCCCGTTGTCGATGGCTGACTGCTTCCAGTTCAGCTTGTGCTTCTCCGCATCGATAACAACCATCGAGTGCCTAACGGCCCGAGCGATCTCGGACTGAGGAGCACCCTGAATAGTCATATCTGTGATGAGGTTGGAGACGTCACCCATCTTCAACTGCTTGGTTCTTGCCGACATGACCTTCATCCCATCATATTTGGGATAGGCCGCCTGAGGGTCGAAACCCTTGAGCCCGGCAAGAGGCGGTGAGTTCTTCACCTTCTGGTCGTTGTTGGGAATAACCAGAACGGTGTCGCCATCGAAGTCAGCACCAGACAGACGACCGGCAACCTTGTGATGGATGCCAACCGCGTCTTTCGCATTTCCTAGGATCCGCCTAGCGTCGGCCTGTCGGTTGTTGACCGTCAGTTCCGGGATCTCGAAGGTTCCACCATGAGGATATCGAACCAGCACGACCTTCTCGCCATTGCGATAGTTGGGCGCGTAGATCTCGTTCTCCTTCATCGTGTTGATGGGGAGGATCACATGCGTGCCCTGTCGTGGCAGTGCGGCTGCCTTAAGGTGGACTGCTGAGGAATCCGCGTCATCGGCGAACGACTCGAGCAGCTTCTTCTTGATCGTCGGGTTCGTGAGACTGTTGATCTCGTCGAACTCACGCTGCTTGGACTGGAAAGCGAGTTCCAGCTGCTTCTTGGCAAGAGCAGGACTCTGCTTAGACAGCATCTGCGAAGAGAGGCTAGATGACCACGCGAGCCAGTTGCCTTCCTCGTTGACGATGTTCATGGGCGAGAGCTGATCCTTGCCATGTGCGTCAGTGTAGTGACGCTGGCGAATAACAGCACCGAAGGGATTGTCCTGATCGACCTGACCAGTGGTCTTGTCCGTCTTCAACGGCTTCAGAGCGTCGAGCTTGTTGCCCGTGTTCTCCTTGTTGGTGTTGAAGCGAATATCGACCCCAGGAGGCAGATCATCGGCATACATGGCCATGCCCTTGAGATAGTGAGTCCCATCGACAGCCACGCGGACCTGCGCATATTTGGCGCCACCGAGCGAGACGTCATCAACGCCACGACGGACCTCGATCACACCATCCTTCTGAGCACCGCCTTCAGACCCGTATTTGACTTCGACCCTCTTGGAGTCGATAGCCTTGGGCGGCTCGATGCCGAGGATGGTGCGACCACCGTCTTCGCTATATCCTGCAACCGACTTGATGCTGGCTCGGTTCCTGTACACATCAGAATATGGCGTGTCAGGAGGAGCCAGAACCTTGATCGTCGTCTGCTTGCCGGTGCCGAGCTGATCCACCTTGACGTAGTAGCGCTTATATCCTTCTTCCTCAAGTCGGGCGACTGCCGTGTTGAGCTTGGTTGCGCTAATGCCAATGTGGTTCTCGGTGCCAGAGCCGATGTCCAAATATCCCTTCTCGCCTACCTGATCCTTCAGGAAGTTGGAGATGGTCTCGAGGTTATCGGCCTTCTCCTGCATGCTGGGATTGAGCAGAGCACGAACGGATGATTCGTTGATCTGCATCCTCTCACCAATGGCGACATTCGAGAGGCCCTTTTCCTTCAGGCGCTGGGCCTGGGAAATATCAGCCTTCCGAAGCTCGTTCTTGGCGATGGACCTAGCGGCTCGGAGCTCGGTGGTCTTGATGCCGAGTCCTTCAGCGATCTGGACTTCAGTCAGGCCCTTCTTCTTGAGAGAGTCGACATGATCCAGGAACGCCTTGTTGCGCTGGTTGGGGTTGTCTCCAGAGCCCCACGGATATCTTCCGCTCTTACGGAGGATGCCGTAGTGAGCGAGGAATTCTTCTGCTTCGTCAGTCATCATCACGGACCTCCTTCCGCTTTTCGTTGCGCCATCGAATATAGTTGCGACCGTAGACCCACCCATAGACCAGAGCAGACAGGATGAACCCATACTGCCCAGTCACGAGAGCGAAGATAATCCAAAGCGCCTGAGCGCTAAAGGATACGGCCCAACCCCAGATGTTCTTGGAGCCAGCGAGGAATATGCCGTAGATGCCAATCGCGCTAAGAACGAGGGACCAGATCAGGTTCCCGCTCACGCGAAGGCCGCCAGCTTCAGCTCTTCGATTCGCTTGTCGAACGAAACGACCTTTGCCATGATCTCGACGATGTCGTCAAGGTCAGGGATCAGTTCGCGAACCTCGTTCTCCTGGTAGAGACGAAGCTCGATGTCGATCGTTGAGGGGTCGACTCGATATTCCAAACAGAAGAGCGCTGTATAGATCAGCAACTGATCGAACGAGGCCTTGGTGACGCCGTTCTTCAGATCGTGGATCCGCAGCATGTTCTGACGAAACGAGATTGCATCCGTGGTGCCGAAGACGTTGCTCGAGTAGAAGAGGATCTGCTCAGGCACCATCCGATATCCCAGCGCGTCGTTCACGAAGGCGTTGATCGTCTTCTTGGTCCTAGGCAGTTTGATGCCCAGGCGGATCGCGTTGGCGGCGAATTCGTGGAGCTCTGTCCCGCGCTGTGCTTCCTGGTGGTTCCGGTAGACAGACTCGAGCTTGTCGAGGTCGTAACGGATCCACGCATATTTGCTAGCGCTGAGGAAGGCGTGCTTGCCTGCGAGCTCGAAATGTGTGTTGAAGTTCATTGAAGATCGCATCCTTGTTCTCGGGAAATATGAATGCTGCGAAACTCATCCCGTCGAGCAGGTCGACGTAGTAGTCCTGGTTGGGCTGATGCTCGGCAAGGTAGCTAGCCTTGACTTCGAGAGCTGCCCATCGGTTACGGAAGAGAATCAGCAGATCAGGAAAGCCCTGCAGGTAGTTAGGATCGTTCTTCAGGACGATGCATCCTGGGAAGATATCCTTGAGGTCTCTGATGACCTCTGCCTGAAAGGCGCTTTCCTTCATCCGGTGCTCCGATCGCAAAAATGAGAGGCTGTGATTACCACAGGCACTTTACTCCTTCTATCATAGCGTGTGTTTTTGGCGCGACGATTGTTTTAATCGACATATTCCAGGTGGAAGCCCTTGGCGGTGCGCTTACCATCCGATGCCAGCACGACGCTGACGAGAGGCTGGGATATCCCAAGTGCTTCGGCACAGACAGACTGGTTCCGAAAGATCTCGGACGTCTCAACAACCCGAACCTGACGCCGGGTACGCTCTAGTGGCATTGCTCTCCCCCTAATGATTGTTTTAACCTATCATAACCCTCTGGCCAAATCCCAAAAATTTTCGCCAAAACTTCTCTGGGAGAAACGAGATTGTTTTAATTAAAACTATCTGATTCTTCTCTAGGGAGTTTTAGATACAAATTTTTGGGATTTGGCCAGAGCCACTACCAAAAAGCCCGGAAACATGCGGAAGTTCAGTGTAGTTCCCTGAAGCTTTTCAGAATTAGGCCCACCGAAAATGGTACCCACAGTGCGTCTCAAGGCGTCCTGAGAGCACCAAACTCACCCCAGATCGGGTCCCATTGACCGCTTTTGCGGCCTCCGCGGGACTCGAAAATGTTGCGTTTGTTTCGAGTATTTCCACTCTACCCTTCAAACGCTTGTCAAACGAGTACCCCCACGACTCCTCTCGTGCGTGAACGACTCTTTCAGTGCCGGTACTAGGGTCGAAAATGACCGCCCGCAAGTTCTCGGCCGAGCAGTTCCACACGTCCCTATCAAGGAAATATGGCTCTGCTCCATCCGGGAATCTTGTGAACCAAGCCTGGATCATCAACTCCCATACGTACACAACCTGCGCTCCCCTCTTCCACTCCCGAGTACCATGGTCATACTCGTTAGTGCTGAGCAGGAGCTCCACAGCTCGATATCCACTGCGCCCGTGACGGAAGGGCTCAACCTCTCTGTCGTTTTGAACGACGTCCCCATCGAGATTGATATAGCAGTCCTTCGAGTTGAGGATGTAGCGCCAGTCTTCCATTACTTACTGCGCAGCTCCGGGAAGGCAGTAAGCACGAGCTTCTTGGGAGAACGGCTATGCTGCTTGCCGTCCTTCTGAAGCCCGACGAATGGGTTCTTGTCTGGTTGCTGAACCTTGAGGATGTTCAGATTGATCCGATGACGGATCTGTCCCTGTGTGTTGATCTCATACTGACGGAACTCGGGAATCCGTCGCCACTCCGTATCCACTTACTTAACTCCAAAGAATCTGTCGGGACTGGCAAGCCGTCGTCCGTTCTCTCGACATGGAGGACTGGGATAGTTCCATCGCATGAAGAAAGAACAGACGCGGCACCAGTAGAATTGCCACCATCGCAACTTGACGCCGCACCACTTACAGCGCGGAACACGCTTGGCGTTCGCATCCATAAGCATTACCATGATCGTCACCATGAAACCGATGGCGAATATGGCTAGGACGACTAGGAGCCTGCTCGTAGTGTGATCACTCACTGAACAACTCCTTCTCGTTGAAATCTCGCTTCTGGGCTAGCGAGCGGATGATGGCATTGTCAATCGCTGAATTGGATCTGAGCACGTAGTACCACAGATCAATATATGGAGTGTTGAGTCGGTCGATCCTCCCCTTGGACTGTTCCGTTAGACGATATGAGTAGTTGAGCGAGTAGAACACCATGGCGTCCGTAGCCGTGCAGTTCCATCCCTCAGCTCCTGCGGTGTACTGGACAAGATATAGCCACTTGTCACTGTCAGGAATCTCCTGATGCTTGTGCCCGTTCCACTCGGCCACCGGTGCGTTGCATGTGTTCGCGAGAGTTCGCAGTGCGTCTAGCTCGTGATTGTGGTTGTAGAATATGATGAGGCGCTTGTGCTTCTCCCACAGCTGCATCACCGCTCCCAACCTTGATGGATCCCCATTGACCAACTTACGCATGACGACGAACATCTCGCCAACATCCTTAAGCGGACGATCCTCGTAGATATGCCATCGCTCTTTCGTAACCTTGTCGAAGAGCTCCTTGTCATGTTCAACCATGATATTCAGGACGTGCCGCTTTGTGTGCCGCACGTATGGCATATCCACTACGATCTGCTTACGGAAGCGCTCGAGCCTACTGGTCTCGATGAAGTGATCGATCTTGGGGAACTTGGAGTAGTTGCTGAAGACAACGTGACGCCGGACGAACTCCGTCTTGTTCTTGTAGAACCCGTTGGCCACGAAGACTGGAATATAGTCCATCCACGTGTCGCCCGGCGTCGCCGAGAGGAGAATCCACTCGTTCTGCTTCGCTATCTTGAGGAACGCCTTAACCCAAGCACCCGAGCCAACAAGCCTCTGCTCATCGAATATGAAGAACGCGTCCTTAACATTGACGTAATCTCCGATTCGATTCCAGCTATCAACCGTGACTTGAACTCCTTGGAAAGAGGCATCCCGACTGGTAGAGAGAGCAAAAGCAGCTGCTTCACCAAGCCACTCTCCATTGTCCCGCTTCTTGGCCGTCGAAATGATGTAGAGGTCACGTGGCCGTTCCATGGCCCCGAAATCGCCGCGACCGTTAACTCTAATTGACCCCAGGCACACTTGCGTAAAGAAATAAGCAAGAGCGGTTCTTGATTTGCCTGTGCCAACTCCTCCTCGTAGGACGCATCCATTCGACATCTCCCCCAATGCTTTCCACTGATGCGGATATAGCTCTACCCCCATGTCACCCCCTCTGTTTGTGTCTTCGTCTCCTGTCGCGCCACATGGTGACTCTCCAAGCTGCGAACCAGATAGTCCCTGCGGCGAGGTAGGTCATCACCCCGACGCAGAGAGCTATCAATATGGTTGGGACCCAATCAGTCCACGTACTCAATGTGCAGACCCTTCACCGTCTTCGAACGCCCACGAAGGACGTTGTTGATGAAGCTCGTCCGAACGCCGAGAGCTGCAGCCGCCTCTATCTGTGAAGG